GTGTGTACGCCGCTCCGACCCCGGCCGTCAGGGCGAAGCGGCTGCGCCGGGTGACTACCTGCTGTCGGATAGTCGTGCGGTCGTATGTTTCTATCCAGTCGAGCGTCGGCCGAAGGTTGCCGATCCGGGGCCCGCTGACCTGTGCCCGGTAGGTGCTGTCCGAGTAGGGGCGTGTTTCCATCGCCACCTTCATCTGCA